TCACGCCCCGGCGAAGGTGGCGACGCCGTCGAGCCGCACGGCCGCGGTCGCATCGGTCGCCGCCGCCGCGGCCGTCGCAACGCCGATCGCGTAGTTGAGATGCGCGACGCTCGTCACGTCGCCCGCGCCCGCGTCCCAGTAGACGGGCGCGCCCTGGGCGAAGGCGATTGGCGAGGCGGCTTTGGGAAGCGTCCACGCGCCTTCGGTCGCGATCTCGGCCGACGCGCCGGCGGCGGCGGCGAATTGCGAGACGCCGAACAGCGCGCCGATGAGCACGCCCTGGCCGCTGAGAAGGCCGCCGCTGGGCGCGGTCACGGTGATGACCTCAGCTTTCTGTAGAAAATTCTTCGCCATAACCCGTTCTCCTTGTGTGTCAGTCGCGATCGTCGCGGTGGTCGAGGCCTTTGCTTGTGGCCAAGTGGATCGTCCGCCGCCCGCCGGATGTCAGCTCCGCGATGCGGCGTTGCAGGTCCTGAACGGCCGCGTTCATCTCGCAGTCGGTCTTGTAAATTACCGTTCGGCTTGAGCCGCCGCCGACGTACGTTATGGTCTGCACGCCGCCCGCCCGCGCCGCATTGAGCGCGTCGAGCGCCGCCTGTAGGCTCTCTACTGTGTCAGCCACAATCAGGCGCCGGGGTTCTTAAAGATGCCGCGGTAATCCTCAAATCCCGCGGCGAAATCGAGCCGGATTTTGAAAGAAATGCCGTCCACGGCGAACCCTACCTCGCTGAATACCTGAGGCCCCTGTTCGCCCTCCAGATAGATGTAAATCAGGCTCGGCAACGCCGCCGGGTCAGAGGACAAGTACCAGGCGGTGCTCGACGTCAACCGCGGCTCGACGACCAGGCTGAGGAAGGCGAACACGTTGACGTCCGCGACGCTGCGCGCCTGAATTGCGGTGACAATGCATTCGGCATTAGTTTCCTGCGCACTCGGCACAACAAGGTATTTCGGAGTCGTGTTGACGAGCTGGCCGCCGGGCTCGGTTTGCGATCGCAGCGCCAACCTCGCGGCGGAGAGCACAGGACCGGTCATGACCGCGCCGGTCGCGGCCAGATTAGCGTGGTGCGTCGTGTCGAAGACGTTGTACCCGTCCTTCATCGCGGCGTTCCCCTCCAGAACGTTGACGAGCGTCTGCGCTTCGAAGTTTGCGCTGGCGACGCCCATGCGCCGGGTGATGTCGGAAAGGGCTCCGAGATCGTCATTGACGAATGCGGCCCGTGAGAAACCGATTATGCGGCCGTATGTGGCGAGGCGGAACGTCTCTTCGCTGTCGGCGACCGATCCGGCATGAAACTCACCGTCTTCGTTCACTGGCAACAGCGTTGGCGCGCTCGAGAGCTGAAGCCGATGCAGCGTTCGGAAGTCTCTGGCCGTCCGCTGTTGGGCGATCCGCTTCAGCGCCGAAGGAACGGCTTCATAGGCCTGCCGCATCGAGCGGTTGACGCTATCGCCGAGGATAAGCGGCAGGTCCGAAGTCGACATGAACGCCCGCTCCATGACGGCTCCGGCGTTGCCCGAGGTCGAGAGTCCGCGCAGCCTGAGGCAGTCTTTGGCGATCTCCGTGAGGCTCATCTCGACGAATGGCCGGGCGGCGTCGCTGGGCTTTGTCCCGTTCATTCTGCAATAGACGGCCTCGCCGATGGTGCGCTTGCGCCACTCGGGGTCGCTGGCGTCGAAGCCGCCGACGCTTGCGGTCGCGGTGCAGATCGAGCCGGCCGCGGCGCTGCGAAGTTTCATGACTTCAAACGCCGCGGCGCGCGCATCGGCGACCAGGACATTGCCGTCGATCTGGGTGTCGACCCAGCTTTGGGGAAGCCCAGCCAAGCGCGCGATCGACCGGATTTCCTGATTGATCGGGGCCCTGTCCTGGATCGTGGTCGGCGGATCCGCTGTCTGGGTGTACGTGGCTTGCGGGTCCATGTTGCTACCTCGGATTGTTGCTTGCGGGTCCGCCGCGATTGGAACGATTGACAGCTCGACGGGCGTCCAGCGCATGGCCGTCCGCACGCGCCGGCCGCCTTCCGTGCTATTGGTCCACTGGTCGACGCGGTAGCCCACAGAGACGGCCCGCAGATGCCCGGCCTTGATGTCGGCGACGATAGGCTCGGCCCGCTGCGAAAGCCGGATCACGGCCCGCGCCTCGCTCCCTACGGTGACGGCCGAAACGACGGAACCGAGCACGTCGGCGAGATCGCCGCGCTTGTGCGAATTGAGCACGGGCGCGCCAACGAACGGCGTCCAGTCCTGCGCCAGCGAAAGCCGCTCGATGTAAGGCCCGCGCTGGTCCGCCCGCTCGACGTCTGCCCCGGTCGAGAAAACAGTTTCAAGCGTCCGCTCGGCTTCGTTCCACGAGCGCGCCCCGAGGGTCGCCTCGCGCGTGAAGATGTCCATCATATCGGCGGCGCGAAGCATGAGTTCGCCCCAATCATGCGGGGCGGCGCGCTTCGTGAGGCGGACCTGGCCGCCTTTCATAGAAACTTCGGTGTAGGAAAACTCAACCATTGTCGGCCTCTATCGGTTGCGGCGCGGCGGGTTGCGGCTTTAATTCAAACGAGAGGCCCAGCCGTTCCTCCCGCGCCTTGTCGGCGGCAAACTCCGCGTCGATGGTCTCGATGTCCCAGCCGCGCGCGGCCACGGCCTCCTTGCGGCTCATAAGGCCGGCGGCGATGGCGGTCGCCTCCGCGGCGACGTCCTTGTCTGGTTGCAACCATTCCTGTTTCGGTGAGATGCATCGGTGCCGCAGGGTGTCCTCATTGAGCGGCGCGTCGAGCCTGCCGCTCAAAATCTCGGTCGTGACAAACCGTCGCCAGACCGGCCGCAAAACGCTGAAGGCGAAAGCGTCCTGGTGCGCCGCGATCTTCTTGCGAAACTCGAGAATGCCGACTCGCGCGGAGCTGAAATTCACTTCGGACAGATCGAACGTCACCATGAACGACGGCACGCCGGCGCCGGCGCAGATTTCGCGGATCACGCTTTTCTCGTGATCGTTGACTTCGGCTCCTATTTTCGTCGCTTCGTTCTGCGTGTAGGACTCCCCCGGTTTCAGGCGCTGGATCGTGCCGGGCTCCAGCGATGCTTCGCCCGGTGCGTCCTGCAAAAGGGTTCCGTCCGCATCGGTCACAAATCCGCAGAGCATGGCGCCCGTCCTCATGCGGAGAAGTTGCGCATCGCAATAGCCGTCATGTTCCTTCGCGCGCAGCAGGCTGGCGGAGAGGTGGGAGAGGCCGCGCACCTGGCCGGCCGTCTCGACACGGAAGAAATGCAGCACGTCTTCGGCGGGGATGCGCACGCGCTCAAGGTTCTGCAGCAACGGCAGGCCGGCGATGTAGTTCCTGTAGAAGTCATAGGCCTTTGGCCGGCCCGTGGGGTCTAGGACGACGCCGGCGATTGCTATGCCGCCGTCCTCCTGCTGAATATTCGCGGTGTTGTCGACCTGACTCTGATCGACGATCTTGATTTTGAAATCGTCGCTCTCGTTCACCATGAGCGCGATCGATTCGCCGTCGACGAAGTAGCGCGTCGCCAGCGTGCTTTGCAGCCCGTAGAACGTCTGTCGCCCGAAGAAATCGATAGTGTCTGTTTTGTCCTCGAAGCTTTGTGACAGGATTTTGTCGAGATCCGCGTCGCCGGTCGCCGGGACAATCCTGATGCCAGGCCCGATCATGTTGGAGACGAAAGCCGAGATGCAGGATGCGATGAGCGGTTGATTGTAGGCGGCGTAGCGCGCCCGGCCCGGCCCCATGCCGCGGGCCGCCAGGACGTCGGCGTTGATGCTCGGGACGGTCGACCAACCCTTGCCGCGTCGCCCGCCCGTGACGAAGTCCATGGCCCGCGTTGCGACCGACGGTGTAGGAGGATGCGATGATTTCCGCGTGAAAGGCCACATGTCAATCGGCGCCTCTCTCGCCCAGGGCACGTTGCTCCCGGATTGCAAAAAGAACTTCAAGGGAAATCGCATTGAGATTGAGCACTATAACAACTGGGTCGGTGAACCAACGCAGGTTATCCGCTACCCGCCCCATGTCTTCGAGCTTTCGAAATTCGAGCGTCTCGGTGTCGCCCTTGCGAGCTATGCCCAAGAGTGGCGGGTAACCACGCGCCGCTTTCGTAAGTGTGTCGCGCATCCCATTGACGAGATCGACGGCTTGCTGCGCGGCAAAGCCGCGTTGTGTCAAGAGAACAGTGATGCGCACTCCAATTGCCTGGGCAAAGTCGAACCGCGTCCACCCCTCGCCCGTCAAATCATCCGCAAAGAGGCCGTTGCGGTTGCGCCAAGCGCGCAGCGTGCTTGGCGGGCAATCAGCCGCTGCGCAAACCTCGGATGCAGTCAGGCTTTTGTTCAACATAACGACGCACTTGTATCGCTTTTTACGAAACGATGCAAGTGCATCAATTTGAGATTACTTATAGGGTGCGAGTTAGTTGTATTAAGAAGGGAGGCATGATCGGTCTGGACACCGAGGGCGAATTCAATTGCGGCTTATCAATGCGAAAGGACCTGTTTATCATTATATCTTGGTTTTCTGGAGCGCCGGATGGCAAAAGTTCAGTCAATTCTGGGGATAGGCTTTTATGCGGTTGCAATAGCCGTATTTCCGAAGACCTGCATCGCTCAAACTCCCACTATTACCGTTCATCCAGAGCCAGAGTTCTCTGTTGACGGGCTAGCCGTGGGGATGCCGGTTGCGCCAAATTCGGCGGCTTATCACCGATATGTTTGTAAGCCCAGCGAGCAATATGACCAGTTTACTAGATGTTTTGAATCGCATACTGAAAAGGGTGTCCAAATATCAAGGACAATTTTGCACGCATCTAATTTGGTTACTTGGTACGTGAACAAGGTGGTGTCTCCGGCGTATTTTACAGCTACAGATATTGACGCAGAGATCAACCGGTTATCTAGTCAATTTAGTAGTGCGCCGCACATTTACCGTTTAAACGAAACGTATGGATATCCGAAGGCGGTCATCGCGACCTTCGGCGGAGTAGAGCTTCATCCTTTGACCCCCAACGATTTGGCTATATTGGCTCAAGGCAATAGTCCCCGGGCGGGAATATTAGTAGACTTCCTCAGCAACTTCGGTATGTCAGCCAAAGCACATTTGCCTGTTTATAGACTTAGCGGGACTAAAGGTTTCGCTTGGATCGCAAGTTACAACCAACAGGGAAAGGGAAGCCTTCGCTTTTTCGCTGCTGACCCTTCCCAGATGGAACTTGGCATTCAGCACGTACAAGAGCCTGCCCAAGTCGATGTGAACCCCCAGGCTTTATCTGACGCGCAAAAGCGACTGCAAAATGCCAAACAGCAAATGGGAGGGCTCAACCAAAGGTTTCTTTCCCCCGAACAAGCGGAACGCGAGCATTCTTTAACAGCCGCGATAGCGAAGATGTCCACCAGTGCGGACCCTAACCAGATCAGCAATTTAGCAACGAAGGTCGAGGATTTCACTAGACAAGTCAGCGCTGCCACAGCGTTGGCGGAAATGACCCTTAACCGGCGCCAAGCCACGCAAGCTCTGAAAGAAAAGTTAGCTTCCGAGGACTCCAAAGCGTTCCCGTTGGCGATTTCACAAGAGTTAAATGATGCGATATTGCGTTTCATGGCTCTGAAAGAATCGAGCACTCTCGATGAGATAAAGTCGGTGCGAGTGGCTTTAGAAACCGCTGAGCGGGATATCGCGAACTTCAAAGCTCTACTGGATCTTCGTAGAGCAGCAGGCCAGAAAATAGCGGATATTCAAGCTGAGAGCGGACTAGTGATGGACGACGAGATCCGGAGGGGCCTGGAACAACGCGTTTCCAATGCAGAAAAAGCATTACAGTCTGACAACTTTGACAATGCCCAAAATAGCATTTCAGATCTTATCAATTTTTACAACCTAAATTCATCAAAAATAAAAAGTAACGAATTTCAGGCAAATTGATTTTACAACTATATTAATTACAAATCGCATCCTTGTTTCTTATAGTTTGTAACTGCGTATAACTTTCATACAGAAAAACACCTACTTCCCATTTGCCTTTTTCTGACTCACCCTGAATACTTATACCAGGAGCTCTACTGGTCGCATCTTTTTTTTCTGGTCTTATGTTGTAATTTCCTTTAAATTTTTCGTCTTCTGGCGCGCCAGCCAAGAGTTCAATATATTGCCTCTCTTTTATTAAGGCCTCTTTTGCTCCTTCGCCTGAGCTCTGAGAAAAATTCTCTTGTATTATTATGTTATTTGCCTTTCCGGCATAATCATCCCCCGCGCAAAAATGAGCGAATACTTTAATATTTGGGATAAAGTTGATTCCATTATCACGAACAACGATAGCATCTTTCGTATAATTTTCGAAAACCAAATTGGAATCGATGGCCCATTTCTTTAAGCGAGAGTATCCAATGCCCGGCTCCAATGTTTGCACCGCTTGCTGCGCCATTGCCGAATTAGCGCAAATGGACGCGACTATCGTGAAAATTAATTTCTGGATCGGAAACGACATGGTGATCCAATCTGAGCAATATTGGTGGTCCGACTTGTGCCATTCTAACTGTCCGCCAATTGCTCGTCCACCCATACGACAATCTGGCGAAGCCGCTCGCAAGACGCTTCGAGGCGCTGGCCATACTTGAGGCCGCCTAACGCCCAACCGCGATCGCCGCCAACAGCCAATCGTTAGAGGCCGTCGAGCCAGCGACTTCGCGAAACCCTTGGCGGCACCGTACTGGCGGGTTGCAGTTTGAGCGCGGCCTCACGCGCGTCGAGCGCGATCGCGCAGCCCTCCCGCGCCGCATGGCAATAAATGACCGTGTCGAGTGACTCGTTGCGCTTGCCGACGCCAAGCTCGAAGCGCCGCTCCGGCCGGCCGCGTGAATATTTCGTGACAAGCCGCTCCGAGGTCAGCTCCTCGAAAAATGATGCATCCAGCGAATCCGAAAATCGGATGAGCGCGCCCCGTTTCAACCGCTCGAAAAGCGCCAGTTTCAGACTGTCGACCCCGACGATGAAAAGCCGTTGCGCGCCGCGCGAGCGAAGCCCCGCGCTTTGCTTGAACGCCGGCCGCCCGAAGCCCGCCGCGCCCTTGATCGCATAGACGCGCCTGGCCGCCCGCGCCGCACAAAACCGCAAAACGCGGTCAAAATGCGAACCCGAGCCCGCATCGATCGCCGCCGCGTCGACGCCAATCATGCCGCCATGCGGATGCTGCCAGCGTTGCTTCAAACGATCGTCCAAATCCTGCCAGACTGGCTCCTGATCGGTCGGACCATGCAAGACGACATGCGCCAGGACGAAGCACTCGCCGGAGATTCTGGTAAAGCCGGCGAAGGTGCAATGCAGCGAATCGGATTGCACGTCGACGCCGCAAACTATGCACAGCACTGCCGGCGGAATCCTGTCCAGCCCGAACGGCTCGACGCGCGAGAGCAGCGAGCCTTCGTCGAGCTCGTCGCCCTGCTGCCGCCAGCCTTGCGCGAGAACGAGATTGACGAACGGCTTCAACAGCAACGGATCGTCTTTCGCCGCCAGAAACTCGCCGGCGAGAACGCCCCAGCGCGCATTGTGCAGCGTGCTCACCAGCGCATTGATCCTGAAGCTGGCGTGACCCTTCACCTCCGGCCGCGTGATGACCCAGCGGCCCTGCTGCGCCTTCACGTCCGCCTCGGCGCTGACGACGCCGCAATGGGGGCAGGCGAACGCTGCCGTTTCAGGCTCGCCCGGCGTCCAGGTGATATGCTCCCAAAGGATCTCGGTCTCGGTCCCGCACGCCGGGCAGGGCACCCGCCACTCGCGGCAATCCCCGGCCTCGTAGAGCCGCAGAACGTGCGAAGTTTCTTCGTCGATCGGCGTCGAGCAAATGCAAATCTTGCGGTCGCTGAAAGACAACGTCCGCCTCTCGGCGAGCGAAATCGGCGACCCTTCCGCGCCGCTTTCGAGCATTGCGTCGGCCTCGTCGACGAACAGAACGCGCGCCGTCTTCGCCCTCAGATTGCGCGGCGCATGAGACGCGACGATGCGAAGAGAGCCGCCCGGAAACTGGCGCGAAAGCATCGTGCTCCGGCTTTTGCCGCGCTGCCCGATGAGATTGCCCGACAGAACGCCCGCCAGCGCCGGGCTCGCCGCAAACGTCGGTTCGAGGTCCGAACCGACATAATCCCGCGCGTCGCTTTCGGTCGGGAGAACGCACAAAATCGGCGACGGGTCATTGACGGCGAAGTGTCCTATCGCCGCCGTGAAAAGCGAGGTCATTCCGATGCGCGCCGCCTTGACGACGCTGACCCGCTCAATCGCCGGGTCGCCAAGCGCATCGGCGAGGCCGCGCTGATACGGCCACAAGCGCATCGGCCCCGGCGCCGCCGATATGTCCGGCAATTTGACGTTCGCCTCGATCCATTCGGACAGCGGCAGTCGAGCCGGCGGGATAAGAGCGGCGAGCGCCCGCCGGCGCATTTCGCCGAGAGTTTCAAAGTCCGTCATGGCCTCTTCTATCGGGGACCAGCGCCCGAGCGGACAATTAACCGCAGCCTTGGGGCTATATTGGGCGCTGCCTTCAGACGCTGCTCTCTGATGCCTCATGCATCCTTTTGCGAATTTCTCCACACTTAAGGTTCAACAGTTCCGCGACTCTCGTGACCTGCGCTTTGAGGTCAGCTGATGTATCCCAACTTATATAACCAACTTGAGCGGCTAAGTCGAAAGCACCCAGCGGGGCCGTATCAAGAACAATCGGAATTACCTCTCCAGGTTTGAACCGTTGTTTAAATTGAGAGGACTCAAATTTGGTCCAAATGCGCTTTGGATACTCGGGGCCAAGAATACAGACAACGAGAAGTGCGTCGGATGAATAAATCGGAGCCAGATATTCCTCCACATCCTCAGCTATAATGCGATGTTGTTCATTGCGATCATAAAAAACTTCGAGTTCGTACTCTATAAGCGAATTGAATAAGGCTTCGGCAATCGTGCGATCTGGTCCAGCAAAGGACAACGCAAAGTCGTATCGTGAAGGAAAATCCATAGAGAGGAATCCGACTTCCTCCGAAAGGTGTGGCCACGATAAATTGCGGATGTAAAAGACGAATTGCGGATCCTGAACAACCAATATATTGCTAGTTTGGTCGAAGTGTAATACGCGCTGTATATCTTCCGATGACTCAATTAGAGCGGTCAGAAATCCCTTGGACACTACCTGAGAGACGCTTCCTCGCTGTTCTGGATGTCGATCCGCTTCACGATCAGCATTGATCGACCAGTTTTTGCTCTGGCTGAGCCAATAAAGCAGATGAAGATACGGCGCACGTCCCTCGCGTCGTAGTTTAGTGCCCCTGGCAAATGAAATTGTAGTATCGCTAAATGATCGCGCCAGAGATTCCATAACTTTTGTCTTAACAGACTCATAGCTTTCCTCTATAGTTGTAAAATCAAGACAAGTTACTAAGATGTTGCTACGAATGCATGTATGATATGCAAGCATTTGAGCGATATAAAAGCTGCCCTGAGCTGCATTGATGATTTCGTCTTTAATATTAATAGATACGTTAAGCGCATGTTCGCCTTTTGTAATTAGCTCTCCTACTTTAAATTCTGGGTTGGCCTCGAAGGGAATCACCTCGATACGGTTAGCCAAGTCCTTGCCGAAAGAGATAAGCGACTGCCCCGCATTTGGAATTCCAAGGACGACCAACTTGCTGTCGGCTGCGCCCTCATCCGCGAGTGTCTTCATTAAATCGGCCAAGTTTTTCTTAAAGGAGTAATCGAGGCGATGAAAGTCGTCAATCACGACCGTGCCAAGTGGAAGTTGGTTTGGGAGGTCGCAAATGAAAGCGACATCTTCAGGTTTTCTGGCGGATAGAAGGAGGACTCGCTGAGCTAGGCCTGCCTCACCAATCGCCTTATTGACCGCCGTAGTTTTGCCGATGCCCGAAGGCCCTTCAATTACGATGCTTCGTCCTGCGGTACGGAGAGCGACAAGCAACCTTGTATATTCCACCGGCTGGACGAAGGTGTGCTCTGGAGTCCCGGACAACACGAATACGTCCTGCAACTCGAATATCCGCGGGGTATTCATTGATTTTTCCTGTCAGAGAGACGGTCGAAATAAATCAGCACCGTTATCCACGGATAGCTTGAGCAAGCACTAGCAGTATACTGATTCTTTGACGCGCCGCGACGTTTTATGGTGCCGACCTGAATCCAAGCGTCAGGTTCTATGCCCTATCTCACTCAGGACGGCCCTCACATCTCCGTCGATCGTCAGCACGTCCGTCGGCGTCAGGTGCGGCAACCGAGCCGCAACCCGGCACGGAATCCGCAAGACGCCCGCGCGAACAGCCCGAAGCACGCCCTCCCATTCCCGCGCCACGGCCTCGGCGTCGACCAACTCGCCCCGCCTGACGGCGTTCTTGAGTTCGGCCGCGTCAGCCTGCGCCGCTGCGAGCCGTTGCCGTTCCTTGCCGGTCCCCGACTGCGCCGGGCGGCCTTGCGCCGCCACGGCCTCGCGCAAATGCGTCGCATAGGCGCGCACGCTCGCTTCAAGATCGAACTTGCCCCGGCCGGCCCGCACCATGATGCCGCGACGCGCAAACGAGGCCACACTCTTACTTGAAAGCCCGGTCCACTTCGCCAAAACTTCGGCAGAAACGCCTTCCATCATTATTGGTATCACCACGACGGCTTTCGACCCAAGCTGGTCATTATGCCGGCCCTGCGATCTCTGGAAGTTGGAGTGCCGACGCAGATAGAAGGGATGCTTCAGCGATGAGAGCGTCCAACAGCTTGGACAGCTTCGACGTATCGTACCCCTCCGGCACGCTCCCGCTGGTCTGCTCAAGGAAGTGGCGCATGTAGGATTCCTTGTGATCCAAGGCTCCATGCCAGGCGCCGATATCCTTCTTGTAGTTGGTCCAAACGACCTGCGGAGGCGGGTATTCACTGAGATTGAAATCGAGATAGCACTCGATGGCGGCCGCCCGACCATTGATGTCGCAAGCGCTGACGCCTTCAGGGCCGCGCGCCGGGAAGGTCCGGAACTCTTCAAGGTCTGGCAGGAGCATGGAGCGCATGTTGCCTGGCAGCTTTAGCTCCTGAAGCTTTTTATAGGCGTCCACTCCCTCAGCATCATTGTCGAGCAGGAAAAGCACCTGGTTTAGAACATCGATGCGAAGAAGCCCTTCCGCGAATTTGACGAGGTTGCCGGTGCCCCAAAAATGATGCCGTTCATCCACATCGACGAAGCGAAAGAAGTCGGTAACATCTGGCCGCAGCAGATCGAGGGCGCGGCTTATGATGCGGGCATCAGATGCGCCTTCCGTGGCAACCAGAATCGATTGGGTTCGCCTTGCGCCAGGTTGGAAACTTTCGCGGCTAGCATAGCCCGCGTTTACGAGCGGCCCGAATTGCCATGTCACGTCGGCGTCTGCGTTGGCCGGATTCAGACTGAAAACTTGCAGCATTGACGGCGCGCTAAGAATGCACAACTTCGCTGAGAGAAAGCTGCTTTCGGACCAATAGAGGTCCGAATTCTCGGTCCAAGGGACACGGGCGAACTCGTCGCCGAAATTGGCAAACCGGCCTTGAGCAAGTTTCTCGCGTTCAGGAGTGTCATACTCGATGTAATCGGAGTTAAGGCCTGCCAAAGGGAAGAGGCATGCAAGTGAGCAAAACTCCTCGAACGTCAGGAAACGGGGTGTCGTCGCAGCCGGATCGGCCATATCCGCCATCTCCATCGCATCGCTGCGCAATGCTTCGTACTCCGCTCGTGCCCTATCCAGAGAGTGACCAAGCAACTTAAGCCTGGGTAGCACATGCGCGAGCGGTCTCACGAAGCCAGCTTCATGCTCCGAAAGGTCTTCTTCGTCCGGATGCTCCAGATAATACTCGTAATTGATCGCGTCAGACGGGCGACGAGTTTCATCCCCCTCCTGGAACAGGAATCCGTAGTCATTCCCCATATCATTTTTGGCGTAGTCCAGAGAGACGCTGCTCACGATCAGCTCAATCGATGTTCCCACTACTCTACCTTCCTTGCCTGCACACCAAATCGTAATGCCGTAACCCCTTCATAAGAATAACATTACTAGATTGAAATCCCGGGAGCGCTCCCCGCGCACGATAGTCGCCGACAGGACCCGTTCCCCGGAGGGTATAGGAGAGAGCCCCCCCCGCGCCCTCGACGGTCACCGTCCTTTGGGCGCGTCATTGCAGCCGCCGCTCGATCTTGGCGTCGACGATGTCATCGAAAATCAAAATAGCATCGGGTGATTTTGATTTTCGATCGCCGCTTCGCCACGCCCTTTCGATTTCGGCTTCGTCGATGTCGCTGGGATTGAACTGCTCGAACGCCGCGAAGATGATCGCCAGAAACGGCGGCGCGACGCGGGCGATGTGAACGAGCGCATAGATGTGTTTGCCGGCTTCGAGCGCGGCGAGCGCGCCCTCGGGCGGCAGGCCGCCGAGCTCGTCAGGCCGGCAGCGCCGCATTCGATAGCAGCGCCATGGGTGCTGCCGGAAGAAGGTCCAGTCGTCAGTCATTGCGTCGCCTCGCTCGCAAGCTTCGCCCTCTTGATGCTCTCGAAGACATCGGCCCGAAGCTGCTTTGGCGAGTAGCGTATCTTTGCTCTTTCGCTCTGCGTCAGGCGGTGCGCCGGGCAAGTCGCCACCGTGAAACTTTTGGTCCGCTCGACCGAGCACGCCGCCGCCGGCGTCGTAACATGGAACGGCCCGCCGCAGATCGTGCATGCGCTTTCCCATTGCGCCAGCTTCACGCTTCGCCCGTCGCGGGTGACGTGATCCACTTCGCCGACGCGCCGCCATTGGCGTTCGCCGTTCCAGCCCTCGACCGTCAAAACCTCGATCATCCTCGTTCCCTTTCCAGCGTGAGCTTTGGCAACGTTACGCGTTACCTTTTTGCGTTACCTCAGCGTTACGAGGTAACCCGGGGACTTGTGAGGGCGCGTTACGCGTTACCCGTCCCTATACAAGGACGGTAACGTAACGCAGTCCCGAAGGGCTCACGGCCTCCAGACCATGCCGTCAGCCTCAACCAGAGCCGTTCGAGCAAGTAACGCGGTTTTGGCGTCGGACAGGGCTTTTCGGGCCCGGTTGGCGATGGTCCGGTTATCGTTAAGCTCAAGAAAGCCGCGCGATTTCAGCTCGTCGCGGATTGCGTCGGCCGAAACCTTGCGAACGGGTTTGAAGTCGAGCCCGTGCGAAGGCGTCGCTCCGTCCGCGAGCCGGTCATAGGCTTGCAGATATTGAACGGAGAGCCCAGGGCGAACGCCCGTCTTTTTGCCCGCCTTGGCCGCGTTCTCGATCTCCCAGTCCTCGCCGAGGCGGATGATGAACGGCTTGAACTGCTCGGCGTTGGCCGGCGTGCGCAGCCTCGCCTTATGAAATTCCCACTGGATCGCGGTATCGTCAGGCTCGCCATCCTCGCCGATCGGATGCGAGAGAAAAGCGATGGTGTCCATTTCCCACTCGCGGGTTTTGTCGCCGAAGCTTTTGCCGCTGTCGTTTGAATGATGCAGCCAGACTTGCGCGATCCTTCGCGAAGTCAGCCAGCGCACGAAAGGCCGCATGGGCATCCAAGTGGCCTCGTCGAGCATTGAGCCGGACAAAAGGCACATGATGCTGTCGAAAATGATGATGTCCGGGTTGATGGCCTCGATCTCGCGCCGGAGCCATGCCTGCCCGGCTTCCGTGTTCAGCGGCGGCAATCCGTCGTCGCCAAGATCTTCGCGATTGTACCCATAGAAATCAATGTCGGCTCCGTAGCGCTTGGCGAGCAGTTCGAGGCGTTCCTTAAAGGTTTCCATCGGCAATTCGCCGTCGAGATACATGACGCGCGCCTTGCGCTGTCCTGTCCACTTTAGAAAGGCGGCCCCGCCGGCGATCGCGGCGCCGAGGTCCATGCCAAGAAGGGTTTTGCCGACGCCCGTCGCGCCGTGAATGAACCAGCGCGAAGTCGTACACATGACGCCGCCGAGCAGATAGTCACGCAGGGGAATGTCGCGTTGCAGCCATGCGGCAAGAAGCAGGCTTTCGCGATCGGGCGGAGGGGAAGCAGATTGTTCCTCGAAGGGCGGCGGCGGCTCGGGCGGCTCCTCCTGGCGGTAGGCCCGTTCCCCGCGCGGCGGCGGGTCGCCGTAATTGTGCGGCAACTCCCCGTCGGGCCCGTCGTCGCCGCTGGCGTGCGTCTTGCCGTTGCCGTTGGCCGCTGGCCTCACGTCCCAGTCGTCATCGAGGTCGACCGGCGAAAAGAAGTCCGGGTGGTCGAGCCGCCACGCCGCGCGCCGGTCCCGGTCCCAGTCCGAAAAGCCTTCGGGGAAACCAAATCCGCCGCTCATGGCGCGCCGCGAGTATTTTTAGACTGGTCTGAAAATACTCCTTTCCAGTCGAATTTCCTCAGGCTCTCACGCTCGGCGTTCTCAACCCGGGCGCAGTGCTCCCAGGCGTCCTGGTCGATGAAACAGAGGATCTCCGCGCGGACGCGCTCTCTCAGAAGCGGCGGCGGCAGGGCGTCGAGCTCCCAGCATTCATCGCCATAGTTCTGCTTAAACCAGTTGTGCCGCGGGTCCTTCGCCTTCGTCTCAAGCAGGAACCCGGGAAGATCGCCGTTTTGCACGTCCGCCTGTGTGAGAGCGATTCGGTGGAGATCGACGTTGGCTCCATATGCCGCTAAGCGTTCCGGCAAATCGCGTTCGGACATGCAGAGCCCGGACGGGTCCCAATCGCCGATGTAGAGCGCTCGCAATGGGCGCTCGAGGTCCTCGGTTTGACGAGCAACATCGTGGACCGAGGTCGCGCTGTCGAAGCCGTGCTTGACGGAGAAGGTGACGGCAAACTCGTCGAGTATCGCCGCGATGACGCCGCGGACGGTGCCTTTCTCACTCCAGATTTCGACGCGCTCGTCCTGGCGATCCCAAAAGTCCCGCCGATAGGCTCGCAGGATTGTTTCGCCGTAATCCGCCAGATCAGCCCAAGCGGAGACTCTCTCCGGCGCCCGAGTCTCGTCGACGATCCACGCCCAAGGAATCCAACCATTTTCGCGAGCGATCACCAGCAGCCGCGAGACCTTTTGGGTTTCGCCCGTCTTCATGCTGGCGATGATCTTGCGGTTGAAAAGCTGATAGCAAACGGATCGGACGGAAGCCGGCTGGATTTCAGAGAGGATTCCATACGCCGCGCAGATCAGATCGTGTGACTTTGATGCGAGGCCTCGGCCGCTCATTGCCGGCCCTCCGCTTTGAGGGCCGCCGCGATTTCCTTGGCCGTCGTCGCCGCGGCGCGCGCGGCGAGCACCATCAAATGCACCGCGGCGATAGCGGTGGCGTCGTCGCCTTCGGCTAACAGCACCTGCGCCGCAACCGCGTTGACGGACACCGTGGTCAGCGCTTCGTCCGCGAAATCGCGAAGCAGCTCCAGGCACACCGCCTGCACGATTCGCCTGCCCATGGCCGCCGGCCCCGCGGTATCCCCGGCCTCGATCGCAGCCATGGTGCAGAGAACGCCCGCCGGCGCGCGGAAATCGTTTGCTGCCGCCTGGGGCTCAACGATATCGAATTCGTCAGCGAATGGATCGCGCGTGGCGCCAGCTTGCGGAAAAACCAGATTTGGGCTATTTGCCGAGGCGTCAATCGTTGCACAAACTGACGCACTCTCCGGACCGCCGCGATGCCCAGCGGCGGGTCGCTGCGTTTTCACGGCTAGTCCTGCGAAGTGTTCGAGCGGACGGAGTCAGCAAGAAATTTCTCGATTTGTTCCTCAGTGTGGCGAATCAAGCCGCCAATTTTCAAATATCCCGGTCCCTTGCCCTCATGCCTCCATTTGACGAGCGTGTGTTCTTTGACGCCAAGGCGATCGGCGACCTCAAGCGGCCTCAGGAGTTTGCGGGGGTTGCGGTCCGACATGGTCATTTCCCTTTGCGTTGTTGGGCAAACGACCTCCTATAAAATACAGAAAAACGATTAATTCTACTATTACTTTCAATCCAAAACTAATAGTGCTTCAGCCGCCTCGAACATGAGTTGCGCCTTTTCCCACGAGGTGAACCCCTGAGCGATTTCCCCACGCGTGAGTTCGGCGACCGGCTCTCCCGCGGCGGCTTTTTCAGCGAGCAGGACTTCCCTGATCGCGGTGGTGATGCGTTTCCCGCTCGCCAACTTCTTGATGATCTCAAGCCCTCTTCCGTAGTCCCGCCGTTGGGTTCGGTATGTCTGCGCCGGCCGCTTGTTCAACTGGAGGACGAGGCTTATTTCGCCTCCGGCGCCGGGCGGGTCCAGCAAATCTGCAATGTGAGTCGCGGCGAATGCAGGGACCGGCTTGCCGTTGCGCAAAAGCGCGACAAGTTTCGCCGTGAGCGCATCGATATCTATCGGCGCGGGATCGCCGGCCCATGAATGTCCATGAACGAGCCGCCTCCACGCCATGGCGGTTTTAGCATCCTCCCAGGCCGTCAT